GTATTTAGCAGAGTTTAGTTCTGACTTAATTGTGTCTAAATCATTTACAATCTCTGAAAATTCTATTGTATCTTGAAGTTTAGAAATCTTATTATGCAAGCTTTCTATGTAGTCAATAGCATCTTCAACTGTCTTTAATCTTGGGGCAGATACGTCTGGGTATTCTAATAATTTACCAGTTACTCCTTGGTATCCTTCTGCAATCCCATCAGCTAAATTAGGGAGAGCTTCATATAAGTCCCCCAGTGCTTTGTGAGCAGCATAGCTTCCTTTCCCAGTTATGGTTAGATGCAAGATGTGAATCTTATTTGAAGCATCAAGCATCTCTGCTACTAAGGATGCAACGGAGGTTTTAGTTCCCCCTGTTTTCATTTTTTCTAGATATCCCATTATACGTTAGGTTTATTTTGAGCTTCGATTGCTTTTTCTTTAATACTGAGTTCTTGTTGCTTCAGATGATAATCTTGTATCATCTTCTCGATTGTGTTATCAGCACTTTTATCTTTAGACTCAGCTGCAATTAAAGCTTTTTCAATTTCAACCTGTCTGTCTTTTTCTTTACTTAATTCAGTCATCTGCAATTCTTGTTGCTTCAACTGCATCTCTTGTTGAGACTGTTGTTGCTGAGCTTGCTCTTGAGCTTTTCTTAATTCATCTGCCTGCTTTTCAGCCTGTCTAATCTTATCCTTAATCTGTGAGAAGCTCTCACTTTCAAAGATAGATATAACTGCTGACATAGGCATTCCATTTTGTACAGCTGCTTGAGCAAGTCCCTCAATCTTCTGCTTACGTTCAACATCTTTACCAGCATCAGATACAAATATACCGTACTCTGCCTCCATGTGAGTTAATGGTTCTAGATCTAATTGATCCATACTTCCATCAGGCATAACATACACAGCCTTCTTACCATTGACCCAAGCTTCCTTTGAGTAATCCAAAAGTCCTTGGAGCTCTCTTCTTTCGAAGTTTGCAAATTTTCTGAATAGATCTTCAGTAATATGCGAAGACTGCACAATGCTTTGCTGAGACGTAGCTTTTCCTTCATAGGTACTCATTTGACCCTGTCTCTGCCTTGTCACCCCACTAATCTTCTCCCACTCTACCATGATAGACTCTAAAAGAGTTAGGTATTGTGAGATTGTTTTAATAGACATGTCAAGCACTGATTGATGCTGTGGGGAAAGCTGAATTCCTTCTTTATTATAATCCACCCAAGCAATACCTGTCCCTTCTACAAAGTACATGAACTTATCCATGTCCCAATTCTTAGGGATCATATTGATGTCAAACTGTGCAATAATGTCCTTGCTTCGTGCAATTGCAAGTTCCAGACGGTATTTGTAAATATTATAGTTTAACTGGTATGGAATACCCAAGCTCACTAGAGAGATACTCTGCGAGTTAATGTCTGAGTATTTCCGTCCATTAATTGGGAGTTTGCATCTAGAAGGATTGTCTAGGCTGTTTCTTTGGTTCTTGTATGGACGGATATTGATGAAGAATCTTCTATCAATTCTAGTTCCCTCCCATACTTCGTTAACCCACTCCCATTCAATCTTAGCCCCTGCAGCTTTTAACTCAGGGGAAAGTCTATACCCTTCTTCGACATCAAACATTTCAGTATTCCCCGTGTTTGGGTCAATGTAAGACACAAACCCAATACGTTTCCTACTCTTCCAGTAAACAGTAATTATCTCAATAAGTCTGTTACGATATACGTTGTCATCTGCTCCACTAGCTTCAGCTCTATACAAAAGATAAGCTTCAGCTGATGTGTGTGTTGGGGATTCTAATTCTAAAACCTGCTCATCAGATAAGTACTCCCCAAATATGTCTATGATTGTAGAGGCATGTGAGTATTTTCTAATGATAGCCCAGTCAGCATCTTCTACAAAGTCAATGTCTGGGTCTTTATCGTAGTCAATATCCAAAGGATTAACCACTTCATAGAATACCTCGTCTCTTCTAACCCCTTTATGTGAGTAACACTCCCCTACTACTAAGTAGTGGAAAAACAGCTTTTGAATCTTATCATAGACTTCATTGTAGTACATGATAAAGTTCAAAGCAGATTGCCCTGTAATTGCTCTATGGTCTGTGTAAGTTCTATCGAACTCCTCTACAATTTGCTTAGGGGGTGGTGGTGGTTCAACATTCTCCCCTTGCTGTATCTGCCCTAATTGTGCAAGTTCATTTACAAACTGAGACCTTAAGTTAGTAAGTAAAAGATTCTGTAAAGCCTCTTCTTTTATACTAACTGAGTCTGCATTTTGTACAGTAACTGTGTACTCTAAAGGACGTTTGGACTTTTCCCCAAGCAAGAGATCGATGATTGGCTTAATGATCGGGTAGTTCCTGAGCTTTGTGGGGAAGTGGCTTCTAGTACGGCCATAAGGTTTGAGGACATAATTGTAATCCTCTTCATCGATTACCCCGTTGTAATAATCATAAAGAGATTTGAGGTAGCTGCGTCGCTCACTAATACCAAATTTAGAGAGATTTATATAGGCATTAACGCAGTCTTCTTTCCATTTGTCATCCTTCTGACTTAATGGAATTCTTTGCTTGGGAATTGTGGCTTGTCCGAACATTAATACAAAAGTAGCTTGGTTTTACATTTAAGTTTGAAAAAACTCTCTTTTTTTACAGCTATTAATACTATAGCATTACTTATATCACTTATAAATCCTATCAAACCAGTCATTAGCAGAGTTATCTTTTTCATTGTAACTCAACTCCTTATTAAACAGTTCTCTAGTGTGGTACATCCCCACCATTAAAGCCATGACACGGTCAAAGTTCCCCTTTCTGTTAAACTTAATTAGCTCCTGCAATAAAGCAGGGTCATATATCTTTTGAAGGTTTAGAGTTATCTCCCCTTCTTCATCTGCCCCTCTCCCACTAACAAGCCAGTCCCGGATATATAATTCTCCTTGAGCTTTTCTCTGTTCAGTCATATGCATCCCGTACTGTCTTTTTACATTCTTACTTCTAAGCTCTCTTTTATCCAGCATTTCAAACTCTTCTTGCAGTAAATGCATCTTCCTAAATCTCTTAGCATACGGGATAACCTCTCCTCTATCATTCTCAAATCCAATCTTTGCATTATAATATTCTGCAAGCATAAATAAATTTCTATTGTATTCATCTTGACTTTGTGGACGGCCTATATATGAGGCCACAATTATATCATCAGGTTTTGATAAATTATTAGGGACTTTAATTACATAAGCTGCCCCTAAAGATGTAGAAGAAGCTGCTTTCCCTTGAGCATACGGGTCATGACAAACCACATATAAATTCTTTGGGGTTATCTCTTCTTGCTCAGTTTTAAAAGGGGGTTCATAAATAACTACTGCCCCAGTTAAGTCATCATCTTTTCTATGTGGGAATTTATTGATAGGACGTAAAGCACTATTAGGGGCAAAGTCTACTTTGTTTCTAGCATTGTAATAAAACTCCCCAACAACCCCAATCTTATCTAGATCATTTGCAATAACTCTATTATATTGTTCTTTCAATGAGTTAACATCAAAGGTGTTTGACGTAACCTGCAGTGTTGCCTCTTGTGGGGTGAATGGGTGTTCGGCTATATACTGATCGTAAGATTTAGGGTCATTCCCCTTTTTCTTTTTATCCCTTTGCTCTTCTTCATACTCTATTGCTTTAGTGGATAAGCTATTCCCATCCTCATCTATAAACCCATCTAAGTTTTTATAGATAGGGACAAAGAATCCACACTGTGTCCCCATAGCCCCTGCATCCCAATCATTGTCAAATGCTAAACAATCGTAAGCTTCGGGGTGATAAAACAATTCTTCTAGCCCTTCAAATCCTGGACCTTCCTCCCCACCTGTCCCAAAGGCTATCATTGTCCCAAGTGTTTTAGATCCTTGTCTCATTGTAGGCATAGCCACCTCCCAAGCTTTTAATAGCCCTGAGAATGACCCTGATTCTTCGAAGAAAATTAATTCCCCTGCTTTACCACGAATCTTGTCTGGGTCATCTTTTAAACTCACCCCAATTATCTGTGATTTAAACCCTAGTGTAACGTCTGCCCCATTTACATTCTTTTTGTACCCCGACTGTTTGTGTAATTCTCTGTCAATCAGTCGAGGTTGACTCCAGGCTGTGTTGTCATCTATGAAGGATACAATATCCCAAGTTTTAGATAGCATCCCATCCCCAGTTAAGTATTGCTTATCTGATGCAAATACAAAGTTTTTACTATTCCTTACATGAAAGTAATTTCTACATAGCATTGCTGCAGCTTTATACGAGAAACCTTTACGACGTGCCTTAAGCACAACCATATGTTTGTTCTCTCTTCTAGCTTTATCTACTGCATTAAAGTATTCAAAATCCCCATCATAAAATGCTGGGAAACTACGGTCACGACGAGAGATTATCTCCCCATCTGGCTGCTCTTCATCTACAACTCTATCAATAGGGCAGTAGTTTAAGTAGAAATAATGAAACCCTGATATCTTAACCCCATTTACTTCAAAGCCATGCATGCATCTTTTCTGCTCCTCATCCCAAAACTCATAGTACTGCTTAGTACCTGGGAGAGCATCTGTGTAATACCCTTGTTTTATGTACAAGTTAGCAGCTTCAGAGAATACATGTGTGTCCTTTAGCATTACTCACTGTATTTATTGGTTTTAACCCCTGCTCTGTTAGGGTTATCTTTAGCTTGTTGCTTTTGAACTAGCTCTTCAAGCCTATCTAGACCCTCAATTACCTCCCCAATTTTAGATAAGTTAGCAACTAAGTCTTTGGCTTGGTATAGTAATTTCCCATTCTCATCCATTGCTGTTAAGTCAATGTCTTTGAAGTATTTCTCTAGCTTGTTAACTGCAGCTCTCCCTGATTTTAGCAGCTTTATAGCATGTGTCTCTGACAGTTCCCTGTACTTCTGCAATCCTGCATGTAAGTTAGGGGTTGATTTAACTTTTAAGTCCTCAAGTAGCTTGTCTCTCCTCTCTGCTTCATCATAAGCTGCATAACTTGACCTATGATCAGCAAAGAAGTACACAAATGCTAACTCTTTTACACTTAACTTCTCAAATTCTGGGATAGTCAGTGCATAAGCTGATGGGATGACTACGTTATTATTTACTGTTAGCAAGTCTTTCATTCTTTCGTCTAGTTTTTTCGTTTAAATGAGCTATCCTCTCAGATTTAGCTGAGAATGCCCCTAGGTATGGGAGCCTAATTACAGGGAATCCCCCATCTTTCATAGCATTAGCCACAAACTTAAATTGATGAAAAACAATCTCCTCTACTTTTTGTAGTGGGAGGTTGTATTTTGTCCCCAATTTCTGTATGATTACTTTTACTTTACTCATCCTCTCTTAATATTGACTTTTTTCCCATCTTCCCCAACAATAATTTTCTCCCATCTTGACGGGGAATCAGGGCAAGTGGATGTTCTCCAGCTAGCTTTGTTTTCTACATAGCAACCACACAGCCCACATTGCTTTGTGTCCTCTTTTAAGTGTGGGCAACTGTGGCATTCTTTAATTCTTTTCTCATATTGCTCTGGAGTCACTGATGGCATCCCTGCTGATACATAATCAATGGAGGCTTTAGCAAAATTAGAGAGCATTTTAAATATGCTTGGGAGTTTTTTATCTTCAGTCATGAGTTTCTATTGGGTATAATTCTACTACTTCTATTGCTTGTAATTCCCCAGTTGATGATTGTTGTATAGTGATAAAATATGCCGGGGTTTCAAAGGTTGATATTACTGATTCTGTATCATAATACATCATTTCTTAGGGAGTATTAAGATGGTTACAGCCTCTATCTTTAAGAATGGGGATAGTTCATACCCATTTTTAGTCTGCACAATAGCCTTCTTATCTTTCAACCTTTTTACATAGTTGTTAAGAGTATTGTGGTCTTTGATATTAAGTTTCTCTGACACTTTCTTCTTGTTGATTGGGGAGCAAAGATTTACAGTCTCACTTACATCTATAAATTCTGCTAACACTTTAAGTTCAGTGTCTGTTAACTCTAATATCCCATTGAATACTTGTAGGAATTTGACTGTTGTATCAGTCTCTATCTTGATTATCCTCGGTTTCTGTGTCTGGTTCATTTGTAATTTCGATTTTAGCTCTCCCTTCTACTATCCTAATCTTGCAGGTTTTTGAGTACATATTAAACTCGTCAATATGCTCATCAATATTCTCTCTACTACACAAAAAAGAAAGGAATACCTCTAGCTCTTTTGCAGCCTTTAGTATCCCTTCTTTAATTTTCTCCCCAGATTTGGAGTTGTTTTTAAGAGATTCGTAGTCCTGCAACGATATTGTTACAGTCCCATTTATCATACTTGTGGAATTACCCCTAACAACATAAATTCATTAACCATCACAAATTGCTTCTTATCAATTTCAATGATTACCCCCGTAGTTTCAGGGTGGACATAGACTGTGTCCCCTTCTTTTACAGATTTACATTCTGGGCCAGCAGCTACTACTTTTAAAATGTTACTTTTTAAAGAGTCTGCTGCTTGTTCTGATAGCAGGATTCCGCTATCTGTCTTAGTTTTAACTGGAATTGGGAGTACAACCCAATCTCTTGTTGGAATAAAGTTCATGTTATTATTGATTTGCTAGTGCAAATATAACAACATTACTTATATAAAACAAATTTACCTAAAAATTGCTAGATACAAGGCTGCAGATGTGGTTACCCCAAGCCCAATACTTAAGAATGTAGTTTTAAACTTAAGTTTTTTATTCTCAGATTGCAGAGCTGTTAGTTTGAGTCTGTTTTCTTCAGCTAGAGCTTTGTCCACTGCTTGTTTATTGAGATAAAGTTGCTCTAACTCAGCAATATTCTTGACTTGAATCCCTGTTATTTTCCCATAAATCATCACTTTTTCTCTTTCTAGATGATACAAGGTATCCAGCTTGTGAGCTGTACCGTACCAATACATCATAGAGTTAAAGTTCAGATTAATTAACTGGATCTGAGAAGTCGATAACCCTGGTATAGAATCCGGATTTAAGGAGGGAGTCAGAGGCTTTGAGGGTTTCTGACAATCTGCGGTTACTACGCTTAGCATCATCACTAAGGATAGTATAAACTTCTTGAGTGTAGTATTCATTTACTATTGGTTGAATTTGAATTAAAGTATCAGTTAAAGTATTTAGAGAATCCAGCTTATGATGCAGTGAATCAATCAGTCTGTGATTACTTTTCATCTCCTGTAGCAGGCTATCATTTAGTTCTTCAAGCCTAGATTTCATAGGGGATACAGGAGGTCTGTTACAAGTTTTAACAGTTATTGCAATTGCAGTAAGTATCGTTAAAACCAATATTGCCCATGACCCAATCTTAATCATATTTATTTTACTTTTTTCCATCTTGTTATGTGAATATTTTTGCTTAAAGGTCTAATCTTTCTGTATACCCCGTCCTTCCCAGTTCTAGAATCTCTAGTCCCAGCATCTGTAGTATTCCCTTCAATAGTTACCACTGAACTTTCTTTTACTCTTTCTACAATGCCTGTGTGCCCTATCCCTTTGAACCTGCTCTTTCTAAATTTAGAGTATGATAAAGACATCACCAAAACATCTTTTGATGAGTAGTCTTTAGTTAGAAACTTTCCGTTAGTAAAGATTACATCATCATGATTATATGATGTTGGGGAGTAACCCGTGATTGTGCTAGGGATATCAGCTAAGTCTAGTACAGTTCTAACAAAGAAAGAGCACCAAGCATAACCTGGTTTCCACCCCCTTTCTTTCATTTCAGCTTGCAGAGTTTTATCTGTGAAACCTTTATTGTTCCCACCTTTCTCTGTTACCCCGATATACTGTCTAGCTATTACCCTTACAGTGTGGCCGTCATTACCAACCAGAGTATAAGAAGGAATGCAGAGAGCAATCCAAAGTAAACCCACAAGTAAAGCTTTATTTTTTGCCATGCTGTTAAAGTATTTTTAGTTTCAGATTTAACTTCTTTAGAGTAAAAATGTTTTTGCAATCCTCTAAAGTTAAAGTAGCCCCCAAGGTAGGCAACAAAGTTAGCAAAGACTAGAATCATTCCAGCCATTACTACTTGTTGAATGTACTCGATAGAGATTAGTGGATCCCCAAAGTACTCCATGCTTAAGTTCCCTACATACATAAATGCAATGAATGCAAGTGGGATTGACCACACCCCATCAAAGAGTTGTAGGTGGTAAAAGATTTTTTTAATTATATTTTTCATGCTCCATAAATTTTAGTTGCAAAGGTATCCAAATTTAGTTCAGTTCCCCAAGTTTCATTTTTTCCTTGAGCAGGAAGGAACTCAAAATCAAATACTAAGCTAGATCCTTCTAGGTAAGTAAGGGTTTTAGTAGCGCTGTCATAGGAGATACTTGTTCCTTTTACAAGGTTTAGTGTAGTATCATCAGTACTAGCCATCTGTGTAGACCAAGCAGCTCCATACATTCCTGTCTGTAGGGATGGGTGATAAAGCTTCCATCTAGTTACAAACCCTGGGAGTTTCTGTCCATAACTTGCAGTAAGAGTTCTATACTGGATAGCATTAGAGATTATACCGTTGATATAAACCTCTCCCGTAACTTGGTTATTGTTTATTACAATGTCAGTAGCTAAGCTCAGGCAGTTTGTGTTGTCATCTTTAGCTACAACCTTCCATGTCCATGAGAATGCTTTGGCTAGTTCTACATCACTCATCCCGGTTTTTTGCTTTAGTTGGGCAATGGTGTACTTAGGATAGCTCTTACTAAATGAGGTTGGGGTTACTGATGATGTCTTTATAAAGTCTTTTCTGAGAATGCTTTTGGTTACAATGTTCTCATCATGTGGGACAGGACCTGCCATTGTTGTGTTCATCCCCTGCTCATTAGTAAATACATAATCCCAACCCGTAGCAGTCTGAATGATATTAACTTCACTCCAACCAATCCAATAAGTTAAGCCATTGGTTGTGAACTCTTTATAGGGTTTGTACAACTTAAAGCTGGTTGGGGTCATCTCAACTACATCCATATCAGCCATATGAATATGAGTAGATGCTAAGTTAAAGGCATATGCCCCAAACAAAGATTCTGTAGATTCTATCTTAAAAGTAGATGTCTTTGTTGGTTCAAGTTTCCCAGTTACTGGGTTCTTAACCATCTTAGTAAAGTCTGTTACACAGTACTCTACTAATGAGTTCTCTACTTTCTTGTTAATCTGCCCATCAATTGCAAAGAATTCTTCAGGGAGCTTTAGAAGTTCTAGTGATTTTGATATATTCTCCATTGTGTTAAATTACTACGTTCCAAGGGGCTGCATTTACTATGGCATCTGTGATGACAGAGTCATCGGCTCCCCATCCCTGTACGATTGTGGAGTCCACAATATAGTGTCCCTCATAAAGCTTAATGTCTTGATCATCTAGCAGCTGATAATAGGCTACACAATCAGGGTAAGAGAGAACCCAACCTATCTTAGTGATGGTTACATTGAAGTAAGGGATTGGGGTAAGTAGAGTTGATACAACCATTTTATTATGTGTAATAAGTTCCGTGTACTGACCAGTTTAATATGCTAACTGCTGTCCCTGAAAATGCCCACCCATAAACTGTTGGGCCTGTTGATGTCACTTTTAATCCCCCATACCAACCTGTTGGGGGTTGAGTATTTAGAGTAGCTGCAGCATAAGATAGAACTCTGTACAAGAAGTAAGGGGCAGCGACTGCTCCAGGTACTCCAGTAAATGCAGCAGGGACTGGCATATCACTTGGGTGAGTAAATGATAACGTGCTATTTGATGTCCCAGTTGTTGTGTATGTAAATGAGAAGTGATAATGAACCACATTCCCAATCTGAAACCATCTGTATCTGTTATTTACTGTCCCACTTGGGGCCGTCCCGTTCCATGTTGGGGATGTTGGGAGAGCCTGATCCCCTAAATCTTTAAATGTAAAGTTAGATGGGGTTGCTGATGAGGCTGTATTATTAGCCTTCATGGTGTAGGAATTATACGATCCCCCAGTTGTCCAAGACCTATCTGCTGATAAGTCATAGGCTGTCCCATCAATGGTAAGAGTTCTTGTTGACGGAACCTTGTTATTAAATGTACTCCAGTCAGTTGACGTCAAGTACCCATTTACTGATGATGTTGCTGCAGGGATTGATATTGTGTTTGTGGCTCTAGATAACGGGGATGAGAAAGTCAGGGCTGATTCTTTTGAATTAAATGTATTCCAATCCGTAGAACTTAAGTACCCACTTTGTGATGTATTAGCAACTTGAATTGAGAATACTCCAGTTGTGTTATTGTAAGCTAACGGAGATGAGGCTGATAAGCTAGTAAGTTGAATAGGGGTGTACCCTAATATTGTTGCTATGCTATCATCCTCCCATAACCCCGATGTTGAGTTGTATCTTAACACGTCATTGTTGCTAGGGGATGGGGTCAGTACCCCATGTAGCTCAGTTAACTCATACCCATTTTGAATAGCTAACACAACCCTCCCTTGATTGGGGTGGCTACGAGCGACGAAGCCAATAAAGACTGCATGAGCTGGCTCAGCTGGGGGAGTATTTGCTTGAGCATCCCCTGCTGTTTCACTTAGCCATAGTGTATCCCCTGCTGTGAATGCACTCGTGTCAAGGTCATGTAATGTCCCACTGACTGCTACTTGCCCATCTGAATTGTTTAGAATATTAGCTACTACCACCCCGATTGTCTTTGAACTTGTGGGTTCTGTTGAAGCATCAGCTAACACAGCATTTGGGCGGTTCCCTGTTGCCCCACTTAAGTAAACTATTTGCCCCTTAGTTAATGTGACCCCAGTTGAGTTCCTAACTGTGATTTGAACAGTCTCTGCTTTATCAACCACCCCGTCGTTATCTGTGTCGTAAGTAGCTTTAAGCATATCCCCTCCCCCAGTTAGTGGGGTGTTGTACCAATTGGTTCCATCATACATTAACACATCCCCTAAGATTGGGGATGAAAGAGCCACATCAGTTAAAGATGCCAACGTAGTTGACCCTCCCCCTGTTGATGATATCGTTGTCACCCCGTTAAGAGATGATAGAGAGATCCCTGTCCCGGCTGCTAAGAATGATGCGAAATCTTTGAATCTAAACTGATCTTTCCTCTCTGCAGTTACGTAGGCTGTTAACACTTGCCCATTACGTATCTTATCTACTGTGTCCCTAGACCCTGAAGTAGTATCGATATCAAGCAGCTGTTTTAAGCTTATATCAACTTTATTTATACTAGATAGTTTCAATTCTTTTTAACCTGAGCTTGTATTCGTAAATGCCCCTTCTCTTGTTCAGCAGCCATAACCCCCATTATCCCCCTTAGTTCCTCGTATGTGAACTGAGCCACAAACTTTTCATCTTCATCAAGTAACTGCACAATCTTATCATCTATATACACCACCATGAATGTAGTGTTCTCATCCCCACTTGTGAATGGGGGTTGATATATCCCTGCTTTGATATTAGTTGGCATACTTCTTTACCTCCGTTTGTGAAGAGGAATTTCTGCTAAGATAAGTCTAAATTAGATACAACTCTCCCCCTTAGAAAATTTTGTGTTAAAAAGCAGATTTCTATTTGTGCCGTCTTAAGCCTTCGGTGGGACATTTCTTTCAGCCTATAGTCTTGGTCCACCCCACAAATATATACTACTCTCAGTTTCTCACCTATTGGGGACAACTTTCATGTTCTATGTAATTGAAAGTGAACATGATAGAACCCAACTTCTGACCCCTTACATCAAACTCAGGGGTGATCTCCTCGGTAGGAGGGTGAGGGGCAAATAT